TAATTATACTGAATACTGTTACGCTAATGGTTATGAGTGGTTATCTTATGTATCTCACAGTGGAGAACGTAGATATGTAGCAAGCATGGAATTAGCTTCAGGTACTGACTATGGAACATGGAGATACTTGTAATTAAATATATTTAGTGATAAAATACACATAGATGAATATTTTTCATATTTATTCCCTAAGCCCGGCTTAATTGCTGGGCTTCTTTTTTTATGCCTAAATTTCCTTTTCTATAGAAATTTTTTAAAATTTCCGTTAAAAATTTTTAATTTATCTATTGACATACACGCTCGAGCGTGATAAAATATAATTGTAAAGATAAGAAGAGAGGTAAATAAAAATGAGATTCGGAAGAAAAAAATACAACGCTTATAGAAAACGCAGCTTTACAGCTACAGATAATCAACGTAGAGAATACGCTAAAAAAATGGATGAACTTTCAGAAGAGTTTTCAAAATTAGAAGGATGGAATTTATCAAGCATGAAAGATAGTGCTTATAAAGATTTTGGGAATTACTCAGTGAGATTATCTAATCACTCTGCAGACAATAATTACCACAATTTAGACGGAGGATATTTACTAATAAATATTAAAGCTAGTAAATTAGATTTCGTAGATATAATCAACAACAAACTAGATGAGATCCTAGAAAAAATAAACACACTAGACTTAGAAAAATATAGATTCATCAACGTAACTAAAAGTAATATCAACTGTTACTACAAAGGGTATAAAACTAAAAAGGATGTAATTTAAATGTGGAAAACAATTCAATTTAACAAACAAAACATAGAATATGATACAGGGGCGGCAGTTTTAATCAAACTGCCAAACCGTTCTAATTACAAGGGATATAAGTTTTGGCATCCAGCAAAGCTAGTAAGAGAAATGAGAAAAGGAAACGGATATTTTCTAACATTAAGCTATACAGATGATTTTGTATTTAAAGTTTTTAAAACTGATAATAGAGGTAGAAAACTAGACAGTATTGAGTTTACTGGAGATGGTTTAGCTGGAGAGTTCAGTCAACTTACTGAATCTGATGACACTAGCTTTTTAGAAATAACAGAACCTGTTAAAGTTGATAGAAAAGTAGAAATAATCAAGGAGTTAGAGAGATGATGTTAACCGAAACTCAACAATGGGCGTTCGATAAATTCAAAAGATTAAAAGTAGGTGCTTTGTTCATGAAACAAGGAACAGGCAAAACAAGAGTAGCATTAGAATTAATAAATACAACTGATAGTGACTTAGTATTATTTTTCACACCTTGCTCAACTAAAGATAATCTACAACAAGAGCTTGTTAAATGGCAATTTAACAGGCAGTATATCATTACCGGGTATGAAACATTATCAAGTAGTGATAAAACGTATATAGAGCTTTTAAATGCTATTGAGAACAAGAAAGTATTTATTGTAGCGGATGAGAGTATATTTATTAAAAATGATGATACAAAACGCTATAAAAGATTAATGAGTATCGCTCAAGAAAGTGAGTATAGATTAATTTTAAATGGTACACCGCTAACTAAAAATGAATGGGACATTTACAATCAGATGAATTTTTTGAGCTATAAAATAATAAATATGAGTAAGGAAGAATTTCTAAATGTATTCTTTAAGAAAATATCATATAAGAAAACTGGACAACGCCCTAGAGAATTTTACAAACTGTCTGATGTTAATATAGAGTTTCTACATCATTTAATAGCTCCGTATATATATGAATGTGATTTTAACTTTGATAAAGATGAAACAACACAGTATATAAGGATAATTGCTAGTAATGATAATAGAGAAGTTTATAACGATAGAAAACAAGCATTACTAAACTCTCTAGGAAAAGGAGAGAATATAATTCAACAATTTCAAAATCTAGCATTGTCTTGTTTTAATGATAAAAAAAGACACGAAGAAATAGCAGATTATATTAAAAATCAAGGTCAAATAATAGTCTTTTGTACATTCGTAGAAGAAGCAGAAAATATAGCTAATGAATTGAACTGTTATTTAATTACAGGATCTACACCATTAAAAGAACGTGCTGTTATTCTTGATAAGTTTAAAAATGATAATAAAGCATTAGTAATGACACTGGGTACAGGAGCTTATGGACTTAATCTACAATTTTGTAACAAGGTAGCTTTTGCTAGTATAACTTTTGACTACTCAAAAACAGAACAAGCAATCAGTAGGATAAAAAGAATAGGACAAGAGAATGATATTGAATATATATATTTCACATCAGACTTAGGAATATTTAATATGATCTTAGAAAATAATGAAAAGAAAAGAGATCTTAAAGAATTGTTGATAGATAAGATAGAACAAGGAGGGAGCTATTTTGAAGAAGTATTGTAATTTAAATGTATATGAAGCAGCACAAGAAAGAGTTAAATATATATTTGATGAGTTTGAAAATATATATGTTTCTTTCTCTGGTGGAAAAGATAGTGGGGTTTGTATGCATTTAATGTGCGAAGAAGCACAACGAAGAAATAGAAAAATAGGTGTGTTATTTATCGATATAGAAGCACATTATCAAATGACTATTGATTATGCAAAAAGTATGATAGATAAATATAAAGATGTAATTATACCTTACTGGGTGTGTTTACCTATGGAAACTGACAACAGCTTATCTTATGATGAGATGACGTGGAGCTGGTGGGAAACTGAAAAGAAAGATATATGGGTAAGAGAAATGCCAACAATGGATTATGTTATAAATGTAGACAATAACACTATTGATTATTACAAGTATAAAATGACATTTGAAGACTTTGTAGCAAAGTTTGGAAATTGGTATGGTAAAGGAGAAAAAACAGCTTGTATAATTGGTATCAGAACACAAGAAAGTTTGAATAGATGGCGTGCTTTAACTAATCAAAATAAAACTAGGTATAAAGATACAATGTACTCTACAAAAGTAGATAAGAATGTGTTTAATTTCTATCCTGTGTATGATTGGACAACAGAAGATATATGGGTTTATTATGGAAAAACTGGTAATGAGTATAATAAATTCTATGATCTAATGTATAAAGCGGGTGTATCAATTCATAGTATGAGAATTGATGAACCTTTTGGAGATACAGCAAAAGCAGGATTAAATATGTTTAAAATAATTGAGCCTAAAACATGGGTTAAAATTGTAGGTAGGGTAGCTGGTGCAAATTTTGGTAATATATATGCTCATTCATCAATCAATACAGCAAATTATAAATTGCCAAAAGGTCATACATGGGAAAGTTTCACATACTTTCTATTAGATACTTTACCAGAAACAGCAAGCAATCACTATAGAGAAAAGTTTGATAAGTTTATAAAATGGTGGACTGAAAAAGGTTCAGGAATGAGAAAAGAAGATATAGATATATTAAATATT